GTTTCTATATAGGTATTCATTATATATTACGTATAATTATATTTTTATATAAATAATAGTATATGGATGAAATCAATTTTAAAAACAAATATTTAAAATATAAAAATAAATATTTAGAACTAAAAAGACTAGAAAGTAGTTTAGAAACAGAACTAGATGGTGGTGGTGGTGGTGGTGTTATAGCTACCTATATTTGTTTTTTTACTGATGAAGCAAAAGATATAATTATTGGTAAAGATCTTAGTAATAATGATATTAATTTAGCAGGAGCTAATTTACAAACTAATGAATGGAAAGATGATATTAGTAGTAGAGGTTATTATAAGATAGGTCCATATACACAACGTATGATGTATTTTAATAGAAGTAAGACTAGCCAGACAGATATTAATTTATCATTTATTTTATCAAATGCAGATTTTCATTATTGTTCTATAAAATCAGGTTTATATCCATATTCTATTACTGAATTATTAAACGGTCCATACTTAAATAATAATATCCTTCATGTTAAACAAGACACTCAATCTACTCAAGATACAAACACCGTGAAAACAAATGAAATTAGCCAAGATGTTACGCCATACAAACTCATACGAAATTTAATAGGTACCCCTATTATTTTACCTAGTAAATTTAAAAGTAATAAAACATTTGGTTCTTTTGAAAAAAATATAACAAATGCTAAGGAAATGCAAGATAAAGTACTCAAATTATTTGATATGGATAAAGCTGATAATAATAACGAACTAATAGAATTAATTAACTATTGTAATTTATATAATATCAGTGTTTCAGGTTGTGCAACTACAATAACAATTAATAAACCAATAAAAACCATTATTATTGTTAATAGTGATATTTATAGAGTTTCTGGTTCTAATGCAATTTATCAAATATATAGTGTAAATACTAATGATAATAAATGTGAATTAAAACCATGGGTGTCCCGTGCCAATAATGGTATAGTTCAATTTAAAGATCCAAATTCAGCTTCAACTTAATAATAAGTTTTAATTTTAAAAAATAATAATAAATATTATTTAAACAATTAATAATATTTATTATTATATATAAATGACAAATACTGATAAATCTGAATGTAAATCATCAATGGCTATAGGAATTGATTTAGGAACAACTTTTAGTTGTGTTGGAATTTACCGTAATGGTCGGGTTGAAATAATAGCAAACGATCAAGGGAATAGAACAACCCCATCTTTTGTTAGTTTTACCGATCAAGAAAGATTAATTGGGGATGCTGCTAAATCTATGGCATCATCAAATCCAAAAAATACTGTCTATGATGCTAAACGTTTAATTGGTAGAAATTATAATGATACCAATATGCAAACAGAACTTAAACATTTATCATATAATGTTATGGATAAATCAAACAAACCAATTATTAATGTAGAATATAAAAATGAAGCTAAACAATTTACACCAGAAGAAATTTCATCAATGGTTCTTTATAAAATGAAAGAAATAGCAGAAGCTTATTTAGGTTCATCAGTTAAAGATGCTGTTGTTACAGTACCGGCTTATTTCAATGATGCTCAACGTCAAGCTACTAAAGATGCAGGGGCTATTGCAGGTCTTAATGTTTTACGAATTATTAATGAACCAACGGCTGCTGCGATTGCATATGGTTTAGACCAGAAGGGGGGATCTAAAAATGTTTTAATTTTTGATTGTGGTGGTGGGACTCATGATGTATCTATTTTAAATATAGATGATGGTATATTTGAAGTAAAAGCAACCGGTGGGGATACCCGTTTAGGTGGTGAAGATATTGATAATATATTAGTCGATCATTTTGTAACTGAATTTAACCGTAAAAATAAAGTAGATATAAAAGATAATGCTAGATCTTTAAGACGACTAAAAAATGCATGTGAATTAGCCAAAAGAACATTATCCGCATCAACTATAGCTAATTTAGAAATAGATTCTTTATTTGATGGTATAGATTTCCGTTCTTCATTAACCCGTGCTAAATTTGAAAGTTTATGTTCTGATATTTTACAACGTACTATGGCTCCTGTAGAACAAGTATTAAAGGATTCAGGACTAAGTAAAAATGATATCAATGATATTGTTTTGGTAGGTGGTTCTACTAGAATACCAAAAATACAGGAATTATTAAGTGCTTTTTTTAATGGTAAAGAACTTAATAAAAGTATTAATCCTGATGAAGCTGTAGCTTATGGTGCTGCCGTTCAAGCTGCCATTTTATCTGGTGCTAGCGATGAAAAATTAGATAGTTTATTACTTTTAGATGTGACCCCTTTATCATTAGGGGTTGAAACTGCCGGTGAAATAATGACTCCTATTATTACTAGGGGGTCAACATTACCAACTAAAAAAACTCAAACTTTTTCAACCGCCTCTGATAATCAACCCGGATGTACGATCTGTGTATATGAAGGGGAACGTAAATTTACTAGAGATTGTAATTTATTAGGTAAATTTGAATTAAGGGGAATACCACCAATGCCAAGAGGAACACCACAAATTGAAATTACATATGATGTAGATGTTAATGGTATTTTAAATGTATCTGCGTGTGAGAAAAGTAGTGGTAAATCAGAAAAAATTACAATTCAAAATGAATCAAGTCGTTTATCCAAAGATCAAATTGATAAAATGATTTCTGATGCTGAAAAGTTTAAAGACGAAGATGATAAAGCCCATAAACGTATTGATGCAAAAAATAAATTAGAAAATTATGTATATAATATTAAATCAACCGTATTAGGTGATACCAAAATGAAAAATACACTAGGAACTGATTTAGATACCGTAACAAATACGGTAGATGATACAATTAAATGGTTAGAACAAAATACAACTGTTACAACTGAAGAATTTGAAGCCAAACAAAAAGAGGTAGAAGATATTTTAATGCCATTAGTTCAAAAAGCTTATCAAGCTAGTAGCCCAGATACTAATAGCCCTAATCCAGATACTAATAGACCTAATCCAGATACTAATAGACCTAATCCAGATACTAATTCAGATAATGAACCACAAACAAGTACAAATTAAAATATTATTTTTAGATAAAATAATTATTATTATTAAATAATAATTATATATCTAATATTTATGTATTATAAATATAAATAATTGGTAAGTCCTTATTAATATCTATCATATCTAATATATTTTTATTAGTATCTTCTATATTAATAATAGGTAGTATAATAATATTATTTATTAGTTGTTCATCATTTATACTATTATATAATGTTATAGGATAATTAGTTACATTATGATTCATATTACTATTATATATTGCAATATAATTAGTTTTTGCATACGAAAGTATATACATTTCAGAAGAGTAATATTTATCACCTATATTTTTTAATTTATTAATATGTTCTGATTTTGACCACCAAAAATTACCAGAATAATGTTTTGTTGGAAATGATTTTAAATTAACACCAACAGTATCATAATATTTTAAAAGTTCAACAGATAATCTCCATTTGGTAATAGTAAAATAATTTAATAGTATTCGCCAATCATTATAACTATCAGTATTTCTAGTAATAGCTTTACTATGAATATAATAAATGTAATAATTTCCTGATAAATAATTTTTTATATTATTTATTGCATATTTTTCATATAAGTTTTCATCAGTTGCTATTATTTTAATTTTAGAATAATTTGATAATAAATCTATACATTCTTTAGTTTGCTTACATAAAAAACAATAAATAGTATCTGTATATAAATATAAATTACTGCTAATTAATTCATTTATTTGTTCTAAAATTATTTCATAATAATTATGTAAACAACAAATAAAAAAAATACCATATATAGGTCTATCTTTAATAAAATTATTTTTTATTTGTTTTAGGATATTATTTTTAATAATATCAATATTATATTGTTGTATATCTAAATTATCTTTATCAATATCTGTATGGTGTAATGATAAAAAAAATCGATAATCATTTTTAAATAAATTATAAGTTAATAAAAAATTATCATTATCTATTTTATTTAAATTTTTAATATAATTAGATTGAGCCCACCATGAATTACAATAATAATAGCTTGTGTGATTATCAAAATCATATTGCATATTTACACCAACAAAATTATAATTTTTTAAGGCTTCAATACATAATTCATATTTTTCAATTAAAAAATATTCTAAATATTTTCTTTTTTTATAAGAAAGTTCTGTATTATTAATTTGTAAAATATTAATATTATCAGTAATATTATCTGTAAATATTTTAATACTATTTAAATGAAATAATTTAGCTTCATTATTATTTTTTGCATAATATATAAATTTAATTTTACTATCATCTTTTAAATCATCTGTTAAATCAATAAAATCACATGAAACAGTAATAAATATATAATCTAGTATTGTATAAAGATTACTATTTTTAATATAATTAATTTGATCAATTAATATATCTTGACTTTTATTAATACCATCAATAATTATATCACATATATAAATAAAACATATATTTTTATTATATATAGTAAATTTACTAATATCAGTTATATCAATAATTACATTAGTATTTTCAAAATTATCACTATCAATTAGATGAAAATATATAATAAATAATATTATAATAAATAATAAAAATAACAATAAATACATAATTATATTTATCTAGATAATAAATAAAATTATTTTGATAGTTTATTACTTTTATTTGTTACTCATTTATCATTAGGTGTTGAAACTACATGGTCAAATTATTAACCTATTATTACACATTGTTCAATCACCTATGATAATCATTCTGGTAGTACTAGGATCTATATATATGTATTGACTACCAATATAATAGTACTAATCCATATATTGAACTATCAACAAGTATAAATTAAACTATTATTTTTAGATAAAATAATTATTATTATTAAATAATAATTATATGTCTACATTTTATAAATAAAAATTATTATATATTATTAATTTCTAATCATCTTGAAATAATATATTATATCAGTAATATTAAATTATCAACTACACAATAAATGAATGCAGAATCATTTGGCTAACACTATTAATAGTGTTTAATGTTTGTTGATATATTGCGACAGGTGTGTAAATACTTCTTTTATCAGTATATGAAAATTTATTATATGATACTATAATTTTATAAGTAATTAATACAATATTTTTTATCAATTATAATTAGTATTACTAAAATAGTTATTCCAATATTGATTATAATATATAACTGGTTCTATAGTATAAAAATAATCTTGTTTAAAAATATCAATTAATTTATTATCAATCAACTCTTTAATATTATTAAAAGGTATTGCTTTTGTATAAGTTGCTAATCTATTTTTAATAACAGAAATAAAATTTTTTTCTAAATAAATTATAGGTAAATCAGTTATCATCATTAAAGATAGGGTATATGAATATGTTTCTGCACTTGTTGATGCTTCAATCCATATATTTGGTTTTATTTTTATTAATAATTCATTTAAATTATCAATTGAAGTATAACCATATTGATAATTATAATTATAATTATTATTATTAATAATACCACCAAATATATGTACCTCATATAATTCACTATTTATTAATTCATTTATTAAATCTTTACCTTTAAGGTGTGTTATAATACCTAATACACCAACAATAATTTTATTATTATTTGTTATAATTTTATCTAATTTATTAATGTAATCTGGTAATGGTGTTATTATTATATTTTTATTATTTTCTAAATATTTATAATATATATGTAAGTTATTACTATTTTGTGTTATAATTGTTTTAATAGAATTAATATTTAAATTTGAACTATACTGTGTATTATCAATACCGTTTTCTAAATGTGGATTACTATATATTAATGAATAATCGTGAGTTATAGCAGTTGTATCATCATTTATTATTATAACATTATCTAAAAAAAGTTTACTATGACCCATAATACTATTAATAAATATTTTTATTATTTTATCTTTATTTTTATTTAAAAATTCTAATGCTTGTATATCTGTAAAAATAGTATTTAATCTATATTGATCATTTATATAAAAATGAATACGATTATTAATATTGCGTATAATTAAAAATGTTTGATTTACTTTATATTTTGAAATAATATTATTTAGAAAAATAGTTGTACCACCCCCATAATATGGAAAATCTATAATTAATACAAAATTATTAATTTTATCTATTGTATTTATTGTATCTATTATAGGGAGTTCGTTAATAATTTGAATAATATTAATATTACTATACTTTTTATAATTTATATTAATTAAAAGATTACTATTTAATTGTTGATTACAATTTATATTATTATATTCTATTATATTTATTAATATTTTTAAAACTATCAATTTCAATTAGATAAGAATATATAATAAATAATATTATAATAATTACTAAAAATAAATACATATATTTATATAGATAATTATTTTGGTATTTTAATTCCTTTTATTTCACAATACTCAATTGTTAATTGTACTAATGCTTGTAAAATAGACCATATATTTTCTTTAGAAATATCATCTAATTCATAATATATATCTTTCAAACGAAATATTTCAGTTAATGTTGTTTCAGGAGAAAGATTATGTTTTTTTAATGTAGAATCATACTCACTAATATCATTAGTCCTTGCTATAAAATAACTTTCATCTTTACTAAATATTTTATCTTTATGAGGCAACATATGTACTATGGCATTATCAATAGCGATTAATGCATTTACTTTAACTAATTTTTGAAAATAGTTATAGTAAGTGGTTCCAACTAATCCAGAAGTTTGAGCCAGGAATGATTCAATTATAGAATTAAAAGTTTTA